AGGAAGAACTTGAAGAAGAGGACCTCGAAGAAAAAATTGCGTCTCTTGAAAAAGAACTCGAAGAGCATAAAGAGAAAATGAAAGAGCAAGACGCCGCTTCGAAAGAAGAGTTTGCCAAAGTCGCTGCCAAAAATGCTCTTCTCTCTGCTTTGATCGAAGGCTCCGAAATCGTTTCTGTTCAATCGGATTCAGAAGAATATTCGCCGTCAAAATCTTCTCGTGATAAGATCATCGCTGAATATGCGAAAGAGAAGAACATCTCAGAATTTTCCGCAACAATTCGCCTAGGCAAAGAACGCCCAGAATTGTTTTAACTTAACCAAAAATATTAATTATGTCTGCAACTACTATTCAGAACACAACTCGCACTTTTATTGCGGCTGAGGCCATTGGCGCCTACATCCTTGTAAAAGTCGATTCCAGCGGCCTTGCTGAAACAGCAACGGCTACCGCTGCCGAACCTAAGGTCGGCTACACAACTGCTTCCGTCACTCTTGGCGAGGCTGCTAACATCTCGCTCATTCATGGCGGTGGCTCTTCTTTTGCTACTGCTTCTGAAGCTCTTTCTATCGGTGACGTCGTTTACGGCGACGCTGGAGGCAAAGTATCTGCTTCTGGATCAAGCGGCGACAAGGTTGGCGTAACTCTTACCGCAGCAACTGCTGACGGAGATGTTGTCGAAGTCCTTCCTCTTCACTCTTAATCTTTAAAATTATTTAAAAATGAGCTTATACACATCAGCTACTTTCAACCCTATTCTTTCCGAAGCTCTCAACAAGATCGGCGAGAACAAATTCGTAGGAACTCAGATCCTCCCGATCCGAAATGTTCCTACTAAGAATGGTGATTATCCCGTATTCGGTGATGACCAATTCGATATCAACGCATCCAAGGCTCGTGCTGCTGGATCTTCTTTCGCTCGTCGTGACTTCGAGTATGAGAAACAAAGCTATGCTTGCCAACAGTATGCTCTCGAAGGCCTTCTTCCTGACGAAGATCGCTCTCAAGCAGAAGACGACGGCATCTCTGATGCAGCTGCTGCAATCGCTCAAAAGCTTCAACGTGATATCATGGTTGGCCACGAACTTCGTGTTGCCTCTTTGATGACCAACGCTGGCTTTAACGCAACTGCCGCAACTGGCGCAATGGACGGCTCCGGAACTACTCCGACTCCTATCCGTGACATCCAGAACGCAGTCGAGCGACTCAACGGCAATGGCTTTTATGAAGGTCTTGCTCTTATGATGGAAGTTTCTCTCTTCAATGAGATGTTAAACACCGCAGACGTTCGTGGAATCTTCAATGGCAATGGTCAATATACCGATCGCCAAGTTCTTCGTGACGCATTTGGCGTTGAGCAAGTTATCATCCTTCCTACTCGCTACAATTCTGCAGCAAAGGGCAAGGCAGCGGTTCGCTCGAAGGTTTGGGCCACAAACGAATACTTCGTTGGACAAGTCGCAGGCGGCGAGTTCTCAAACGGAGGCTTCGGTCGCACACTCGCTTACAGCGCAGACGGTGGAGCATTCACCGCTGAGACTTATCGTGACGAACCTATCAAGAGCGATGTTCTTCGGGTTCTCAACAGCGTTGACGAAGTTGTGATCAACACCAACGCAGCCGAAAAAGTTACTGGCGCATAATCGATCAAAGATTATTTCAAACAAAGCCTCACTCTTCGGAGTGGGGCTTTTTTGTTTACAAGCGATTATATATGATGAGCATCTCGAATTTAATAAGTGACAATCTCAATTTTGCCATTTCGCAGATACAAGTTTCCCTTACACAAATACTGGAAGATGGATCCGCTCATCCTACAAATGCCACGATTTATTTGGCAAGCAAGCAAGATATCGAAGAATCTTTCGACATATACGAAGACGGAAGGGAAGAAACAATTGATACAAAATTCTATGTGAACAAGACTTTGTATTCAGTCCTTCCGAAAAAAGGATTTTTAATATCGGACGGGTCCACGAATTATAAAGTCATAAATGTCTTTGACGACTCCGTTGGAGTGACTCGAAGACTCGATTGCAACTCTCAATTCCAAAGATAGTATGGCTGTAACTTTTGACGGAGTATTTGAAGTTTACAACTTCGAGCAAAATATTGAAAAAGCTGTAAAAACTTTTCTTTCGACCTCTATACCGGAAGAAATTATTTTTACAACACTGCAACTCAATACAATTTCGACTCCTCGTGTTAGTATTTCTTGTGAGGTTGGAGAAGCTTTAGATCCCCCCGATTTAGTCAATCAGCAAAGCTCTGAGTTGATATATCGAAAATATACAGCAAGTCTGTCGATTCAAATTGCTACGGACTCAAGCATTGACCCCGTGTCGTCTGGTGGCTCTTCTTTTGAAAACAACGACCTGAGTCACGCACTCACGAGATCAAAGATCCGAAGTGCTATGAGGTTGAACCAGCAAAATTGGACAACTTCTTCAAACGAATATACTGTCTTGCAAAACGCCGGGACCAGCTCTGTGAACGGAATATATAAGCAAACTGGGCAAGCCAATAGCAGACCTATATTCAAGGAAACGAAGAATTTGATTGGAGCAAAAATCGCATTTGGCGATATTCAAAACAGCGGGTCGAACAAGTGGCAGATCTATTACGACGCAGGCTTGTCTCAGACTTTATTCTACGAGTCTCCGGCTCAGAGTCCTACTTATCCATGGCAAGTAACAGATTGGGTCGATATCCATCCAGACGGCGCCGTTCCGGTCCCTCAAGTCAATCAAGGGAATGTGCTGCCTTTTTATGATGTAAATTATTGCAGACCTACTGGCACAAATTTCGATACCGATGAAGACTTGTCTGTATCTGTTTTGAATTACGACATCAATTTTGTTATTCGGAACGACGTCCTTTAATTGACAAAGTTCTTTCTTTTGAACCTTTAATTTTTTTTTCATTATGGCTATTACATCTGACGGATCACAACTCTTTGGTCTAACCACCGCAACTTTCGGCGCAGACTCTCTGATCGTCGAAAGTTTTTCTATTACATCTGGCGCCAACCGAGTCGATTTAGACGACGGAAATGGCGAGCCTCTTGGCTCAACTACTGTTCCCGGCCGACAAGAAGTCTCGATGACTTGCCAAGTCGGAGCTTCTCTTTCAACCGATATAGTTCCCGGAGGCGAAATTACCTATGCAGGTGGCGGAACAATTATTATCACAGAGGCGGCTCTCGCAGAGACTCAAGCTGATTACCAACGCTGGAACATCTCTGGATACGTCAAAATCAACTAATCATTAAAAGTGGGATTTAGGGCGGTCAGTTTTGATGATGCCGCCTCGAAGCGGATCAAGGAGGCCGCAACCTTTGAAAAGAGGTTGAGGCTCGAAGCGATACTCAATATTGAGGCAGATGTATCTTGCTTCAAGTTGAGACAAATCACTGTTACTGATTTCCTGCAGTTTGAATATGTCGAGAATAAATTGGTTACTGGAGAAGATCCGTGCGTTGATGATTATTTGCATCTGGTATGTTCGCTTCACGTTGGTGAAGAAAATAAAGGGTTTCTTTCAAAAGCTGCGAGGCTGATCGCATTATCATCGGAGGTACGAAACGAGTTGTCGTGCTTCTTCAATGCTTCGTTTAACGATCTGCCCGCTCTTGGAGGATCTCAAGATCCCAATCTTTCGAAGTTCGACAGTTCAGTTTGGCTCTGTTCGTTGATCGACTCAATGGCCAGCGAATACTCTTGGAGTCTTGACGATATACTGAAGCTGCCTCTCTCGACGGCTTTTCAGATGCTTCAACGGATACTCAAAAGAAATATGGGAGATAAGTATGCCATGAGAAATGGCATTACTCAACAGGTGAAAGCCGAAATAATGAAGGAGATTATAAAAGATGGCGATTCAAGCACTGTTAGCTAAAATTGGTGTAGACACCAAGGCCTTTGACAAGGGCATGAAAGACTCAACAAAGCAAGTCGGGGGTCTTCGTAGTGTATTAAAAAAGCTCGGTCCAGCGATTGGCGCACTTGGTGTTGGCAAGCTCGTGAAAGACTTTGTTGATCTTGCCAGTAGGATTAAAGAACTCTCTTCAATGTCCGGAACATCCGTCGAGGGTTTCCAAAGAATCGCATTTGCCGCAAAACAATTCGGAATCGAGCAAGATAAAGTTGCCGACATTTTGAAAGATGTTTCAGATAAAGTTGGCGACTTTTTAACTACAGGCGCTGGACCACTTGCAGACTTCTTCGAGAATATCGCTCCAAAAGTTGGAGTGACCGCAGAAGAGTTCAGAAACTTGTCCGGCAAGCAAGCTCTTGAGCTTTATGTTTCATCTCTTGAAAAAGCAAATTTAAGTCAGAGCGAGATGACATTCTTTATGGAAGCGATCGCCTCTGATGCGACTGCACTTCTTCCTATTCTTTCTAATAATGCGAAAGAGTTGGATCGGCTTGGAGACTCAGCGGCGAGTATGGGCTTAATTATGAGCGAGGACTTGATTGAGCAAACACGACAAGCAAAGAATCAACTCGAAACCTTTATGATGATCGTGACGATTTTGACCGGCAAGATCGTCTCAAAGCTTGTTCCAGCCTTCCACTTGCTCACAACTTCTGGCGAGATGCTCGGATCCGCAGTCGTCTCGTTGACGTTGAAATTTAAATCATTTTTTGGATTTATATCAGAGACGGCAATGGCTGTTATCGATCCTCTCATTACTGCTTTCAAAGGTCTCTTCGAGATGATGATGGCGGGGACGAAAGCTCTCACGAATCCAAAAGAAGCGATTGAGCAAATGAAGAAGGCGACGGATACCTTCAAAGAATCTTTTCAAGAATTAAAAGATGCTCCGTCAAAAGTTGTTGATGCTTACAAAAAAGCCGACGACGATATGAAGGCGATCAACAAGGATATGGAAGCGATGAATCGCAAGACCACGGAAAAGATGGCCGAGAATTGGGACTTGCTATGGGGCAAGACCAAGAAGGGAGCAGAAGAGACAGGAGAGGCTGTAAATAGTGTAGGAGACGACGGCAAGAAGCCAACTAGTAGCAATACACCTCCAAAGCCCGAAGCTGACGCCAGCGGCGACTCAAGCGAAAAGGAAGAAGAGAAAGCTGAAACGTCGAAGAGTAATCTGACCGGAGAAGAATTGAGAAAGGCCGCAAATATCGCCGGCAAGGAAAAAGGTATTCGATTTGAGCGATACGACGACGGGACTTTTCAGCAATTCGTAAAAGGCAAAAAGACCGGCAATCGATTTACTGAAGAGCAAATGCAAGCTGGTTTACAAAATCAGATAGATAATGACGGAGAAAAAGATTTGCTCGAAAAAATAAACAAAACATTGGAGGGCAAATTCGTTTCGCAATAAATTATGCCAGTAAATAATTCAGATGTACCAAGTCCGTTGACGAATCGGCTCACGCTCGATCAAAACGCAAATTTCTTTTTGAAGGATCCTCAGATCCCTCAATCATATGTGGTTGTCGAGAAAGAAGCTCAACTGAAGACTTCTTATACTCCCAACCCAATCGGGACCGCTCATCCGACAAAAACCACATATTACCTATACGAGGAATCAGTAACGGATATAGGCAACGGACTCTTTGAAATCACTTCGAGATATGCGGCAGTTCCTCCGACTTGGTATTCATACGAATCTTTCAATGTTCCGTATTTAAAATATTTAGGGATTCAAGTCACTGGAGGCGGACCGATTACGATTGTTCAATCGTTTTTTTACTCATACTTGAATGCTCAAAGTATTGAAGACATTAGAAATTTTGATGAAGAAATTTTTGCAAATAGTTTCGAGAAGAGCGGCACGATCAATGTTCCTGTTCGAGTAAAGCACGAGTATTTTCTTGCACCACTTGCGTCTGTTCTTAACGGAAACTTTACTGGTCTAAATATATCAAACACCGATTACATCTCTTATTCATTCAACGGCTCAACAACGATCGGCATCGACGACGTTATCAATTATGGGTTTACTCCGTCTGCGCCAAGTCCTCCAGTATTATTTGAGGCGGGAAAATATATTGGGAATATATACTTTAAAAAGACTTATGAGATTGTGAACAATTTTAATGTGTAAAAAACATGATCGAACGATTAGTCAGAAACGAAGCTCCATCTCTCTTGGACACAAACAAGGGGAACGAATTGATCGACGCAATCAATGCTCTCAAGCTTTCAACCGGCGAGAAAGGGATTGAAGTCTCGGCAAATCAAAACGGATCTCTCTCGATTTCTCTTCGAAGAGGTACCGCTGATTCGCCAAAATATAAACCATTCGAAGTAAAAGAGATTTCAAATGGGTCTGCATTCATAAACCTTGGAACAGTAAACGGGATTGCTCCTGGCAATTTTGAAGTCTCAATCGGTGGAGGCACGGAGTTTCTTTATCTCGATGTGACTTGTTCTGCCACGGGAGTCGAATCATTAACTCTCGAATCTGGTTCGTCGGCACCCGACGGCCTTGAGTTCAGCGAGAATAGTTTGCCGAGCAGTTTTCAATACTTGATTGCTATCATTGACGGCAATCAATTACAGCATCAGATCGTTGACACGAATCTTTTTGCAGAGCCAATAATTGCATACGAAGAACCAAAGGCTAATTTATCAATAGGAGAATATCCCAACGAAATCTATTGGGTCTGGAAAGTTACTTGATACATTTTCGCCATGGGAAAATTAAATGCCATAAGAGCGAATGTTGGCTGGACCAACTTTTCAAGTGTCAGCAATTATTTTAGTGATAATGCCGGATTTGAGGGCTTGAGTTCTATCAGGGAGGAAACTCTCGACTCTCCAAATGGAGAAGGTAAAACTCTGAAAACGTCTGTAAAGACCGAAGATACAGCAGGAACTGTTTCTAACTATACAGAAATAAGCACTCAGAGTTTAACAAATAATTTCGGAGGCAAAACTACTTTCTCTGCGAAGCAGACGAGTAATGGCAATTTTAAGTTTACCAATCAAGAAGGTTCGGGAAAAGATTATACGAGCGATTCTTTTGGCAATCATACTCAGAGCCAGAGTTACGACAAAAGCACAAAGAGTGACAGATTCGCTCAAAGCTCCGAAAGTATTGGGGAGACTACATTTAAGTCGAGTTCAGCTACTGATGCTGCAGGGACAACATTGGGTCTTCCAACAGGGTTTACTATCAAGGACAGTGGCAGTTACACTAAAAGCATAAAGAGAACTTATTCGAGCATTTACAATTCGACTATAACCGCTGGCACTACTAAATCTAGTAGAGTAGGTGGGAAGAGTGAAACTAGAAAGTTCCTTACTACTGTTGATGGTGAGCGAACAACAAGTCAGACGAATAGTATTTTCCCTAATACTGGTGAAGCAGACGATAGCCCCGCCGCAGTTACCCAGACGCAACCTACATCTCGAATAAGATCTCAGAGATCGTCTAGCGGCACATCGACGACTTACTCTTATAAGGCTAGGGTTCAAGACACATTCGTGTCAAATTCAACAATAACTCTGATAAATGAATCTCTCTTTGAATCAATTTTTACCTACACTCAAGATGTCACGACTTATACTACCTTTAGCACCTATTCAGCTACATCTTATCAGCCAACTAACTTGACTAATAGTTTTTACAATACGGCAGACACAACGCAGTCCGTAGTCTCTACTTTTTATGTAGATGGAGGCGTGGCTGGATACATCCCATTGGATAGCCTAAACGATTGGGTCACAACTCAATTTCCTGCGAGCGATCTCGTTACCAGTATTTCGTATTGGAATGAATATCTTCCCAACAGAAATGCGCATGAACACTCAATCGAAGCAGAATCGACCGCAAACGATACAGTGACCTATTATTACGACTCGCTTGTGTTTTACCCCGACGAACCTGACTCTTCAGACAGAACCACTTTCACTTATACGACCGAAAGTCTCACTGATATTATTACTACGGACTCAACAATTACTGGGCAATTTTCTTTTGGAAAAACTAGCGAAATAGTGACGGCATATTCCACATCAGAAGATGCATATTTCAATTATACAAATCTGTCAACGGATACTGTGATATCATATATCCAAACGATTGCTGTGTCAGATGTAGATGAAGTGGTGACTACTACCGCCGGCGATATATGTCTAGATACTACGACCACTTCAACTTATTATAATTATTCATCCGATGTAAGCTCCGAGACCAAAAAAACTTATGCAGTAACAGACTCAAGACAAATTGCATTTTTTAAAGCAGATGACGACGCAAGTTATTCAAGCACATATTTAGTCATCGAAAGAAGCGCATTCCCTTTCTTTAGCGTGGCCGGAGAGCTTGGAGGATACAGCAACAGCTTGATCAGCAGAAAGTGGGGAGGCTTGAATGGTTTTCAAAAAAGAGAAGTGTCGACAAGATCAGATGCCGTGACGGGTATTCCAACCATAGATTTCACGGATCAATTTATCACCACTGGGTCAAGAGTCGTCACCGATGTGTCGACAATCAATTCTGTAGTAAATACGACAACAAGCTTCGGACCTATTACCACCGCCACTCAAGACTCGTTTCAAACGACGACAACATTCACAAGCGGAGTTACTGGCAACAAGATCGAGGAAACAGAATATGAATTACCTTTATATGATACTAGCTACAAACTTAATAGATATTACACATACATCCCCACTAGTGGATCTTTTAATTATGTCGCCGGAGAAACTTCTTTCTTTTCTACCAACAACGAGTTCTCTGTCACAAATACCAGATCTCAAATCTTTAAAACCAACACTGCGTTAACCGACAACACGTTCTCTTATTCGAGCTTGCTGTTCGGCATAAGAAAAACCAAAGGCTTCGGCGATGTTACAACGAGAGAGATTCCCAATTTAAGTAGACTAAAGAGTGTTCCAGCATTTGGAGAAATTTTTGTAGATACTGAAGGAACTTTGTTTTTAACAGGCAGACCGCTCGATAGAGATTTCGATCCGTCTATTTTTACAGGCACTGAAGATACTGATTATATAACCTTTGACTTGGCGGCCTCACATGTTATCAGTTCGACTATGCCAAAACATAAAATACTAAGGTTGAAAAACACTCACGGTCTTATAAAGGGGCAAGATGCTTTTGAATATACAGGTGAAGAATATGGGTCCAGCCCAATAGGTCAAAGATATTACTTCAATGGAGAACAACAATTCGACCTGATTTATCCACGCTGATGAAAATTTCAACAGTTGTCGTGGCGACAGAGTCCTACCTCGATCCTCTTGAGGTCTGCCTTCGAAGAGCATTTTCTGCCGTAGATTATGCCTTTGAAAAATTTAAAAACTTATCTCATCATCATCTTGTTGTTGTTACCGACAAGAAGAGCAAGAAGAAGATCGAGAAGATGACAAGCGACTGGACCACGGATCGCTATACACGAGACGTGATCGAGATTGATATGGAAGAGTCTGGCGAACACTACAAGAAAGATCGTCAAATACTTATCGCATCACTTCAATCAACAGGCTTTGATGCCGCCAGAAAATACGGGTGCGATTTTCTTTGGAGTGTCGAAGCAGATGTTCTTGTGCCTCAAAATGCTCTCACAACTTCTCTTCAGATGCTTGAGTTCGATGATGGATATTACGACGTGGCTTTCGTTACATATCCGTCACAAGGAGGAGGAAGCTTTCTAGGCGGTCATGGAGATTATCAACATCCTATCGCAGAAGATCATTTGCCAGAAGAGCTTGATCAACCTTGGTGGCTGGAATTGCTGACGAATAAATGCGAAGAACGATTGAACGACGAGAACCTTTCTCAAGAAAAGAGAGAGAAAGAGTTTGAAAGATTTTCAAGAATCAGAGAAAGGGTAAAAAAGTGTCCTCCTACTGGCAACGTCTTCGAACTCAACGCAAAGAAATGGAGACGAAGAGGCTGGCTTAACAATAGTCATCCTGGTATAGGAAGAGGCGCAGTGATCGAAACAGATTGGACTGGTTTGGGTTGCACACTTATGTCGAAGAAGGCGTCGAGCTTGGCTCACTTTGATGGATACGACGGAGGCGGCACTCAAGATTTATACTTAAATTGGAATCGTTGGCACCCAGCGGGGCTTCGTTTCTGCTGTATCACTCATACGATATGCGATCATGTCGTTCGAGACGAAAAAGAAGGACTCGTCACGTTAAAATCTTACCACGATCCTACCGGAGAAACTCGTGGTCATTTAAGATACAAGAAAACTCCATTCCATAAATTCTCATGAAAAAAATATTGATCACAGGAAGTGCCGGCTTTGTCGGATCTCACGCAGTCGAATGGTTTCTCGATAAAACGGATTGGCATATTGTCGGCCTCGATTCTTTTCGACATCTTGGCGACGCAGAGCGAATCAACGACTCTGAAGGCTTTGACGGCCGATATAAAATCGTCTGTCACGATTTAAACTCTCCGATCTCGGATAGAACGAAGCATCGAATTGGCGAGATAGATTACATCTTGAACTGCGCATCCATCTCTCACGTTGATACATCGATCGAGGATCCAATATATGTTTGGGAGTCCAATACTCGATTGATTGGCAACATTCTTGAGTATGCTCGATCACTTGAGTCTCTTGAGAAGTTTATTCATTGCTCAACAGACGAAGTATTTGGCGCGGCCGAAGAAGATTATGCGCATCACGAATGGGATGTGATAGCACCTTCAAATCCATATGCAGCATCAAAAGCGGCACAAGATGCTCTTTGCTTTACTTATTGGAGAACATACGGATTGCCAATTTCAATTACTCACTGCATGAATATGATTGGGACCAAACAAGATCCCGAGAAGTATTTGCCGAAAATTATCAGCCGAGTTGAGCAAGGTCGAACAGTCGTGGTCCACGGATCGGAAGAAGTCGTAGGGTCGAGAATGTATCTTGACTGCCGAAACTTGATCGATGCTTGGCTGTTTATGTTTCAGAATATCGATTTCGCTCGATACGGAGATCAATATACAAGGATGACGAAATTCAATGTCGCTGGACTTGAAGAGATCAACAATCTTGAACTCGCTCAAAGAGTTGCTCGAATAATGAGCAAGGATTTGATTTACGAGTTTCAGGACTTTCACAAGACTCGACCGGGTCACGATCGAAGGTATGCCCTCGACAGTTCTAAAATCAGAGAAGCTGGATGGAAGCCTCCAATCGAGCTTGATCAAACTTTGACCGAGGTAATTGATCACGTTTTGGGCAATACTCAGTGGCAAGAATAATTGACAAGGAAGTTATTTTTATATGGGTCAAGAAGTTTTTATCAATTTCGATGTCGAGGACTTAAAAAACGCAAGATGTCGTGCCGCAGATGATTTACGGATCAAGAAATTCGCTCAACTCGTTTCGGGCGACTCAACTGTGTATGATCTCTTCTTGACTGGCTCAAGTGGTCTTTTAAATATCCAAGACTATGCGGCCGTGAGAATGGGCGTTGGCAATCTCAACCAAAGACCAGACTCTGGAAATTATACAATAGGCGGGTCGGAGACTCTTTCTTATAATCATTCTGCCGCTGAACTTGAAGCCGCTATCGAGACGATCACAGGCAACTCTTGCACGGTCGTTCAACTGACAAATTTTGTTTTCAAGATTACTTTCGATTCTGTAGGCGCCGAAACAGTTCCTTCGATTGATTCGGGAAATTTGGTTCCAGCAAGCTCTGTGACTGCAACAGTATTGACCGAGGGAGATGCTACAAATCAAGAACAATGGCTCTGGCGAATATATCGAAACGCATTGGCTTTTACCGATTCGTTTACAAATATTTCAGGGCAAGGCATTCAAGGGACTTTATCCCTAGCGACTCCGGGAATATACGACTTGTTGGCGAACGGGACGAACGTTCAAACAAATTTTGAAATTGAGGCGACCGATACGACTGGCAATGTTCAAACGATCGCCCAGATACCTATTAAACTGAATGGAGAAGTTATTGGAACGGGCTTCGAAGGGACAGTCCCTTCTGCTCGAACTTTAGATCCTTCGGCCGTATCTTTTTTGAACTCGTTCCCAGATCCTACGATCAAGGATAGCCTAACTATTACTGCGGACAAGTCTCCAGATGAAGACGCAAAACTTGAACTTATTGATAAATCAACAGTTAATACAAAACAAGGTGCTTTGTATAAAAGGGACGGATCGTTATATGTAGGAACATTTACCGATTACCTTAAGAATTTAAGATTTTCTGCGCAAGGAACAGGACAGGTTTTAGATTTTCCAGCCGACTCTGGAATACGTTTTAATGGCGGAGATCTGTTAACAAGGTATGAAGAGGGGACTTTTACTGCAAAGCTAGAGAGCGGAGACGGAACGGTAGTTCAGGAAAACTACAACACGAATCAATGTAACTACGTTCGAATAGGGGACTCGGTTCAAATCAATATTCACATAGTTATCGATAACTTTTTAACTGCATGGAAAACATCTACTAAGAATTGGAGATTAACAGGACTACCCTATACGGCTCTAGGACAGCACAATATCGAAATAAGACCTAGAGGTGGCTGGCTAGACCAAGGAGATAACAATATTACAGGATTCCTAGGAAGTAGTAATGATTACCTTTGGATCGAAAAATTTATAGATAATGGCAGTACACCTGGGCAGGGTTTGAATACAGCTAGAATCAACGCGAATAGTTTCGTGACACATCCATTTAATTTTAGCACAGGAGGTTTCTCGTTTACAGTGACAGGATCTTATAAAACCTCCGAATAACAATTTCATATCGTGGAAGATATAATTTTCAAATCTACAATCGGAACAGGTGGCTTTATTGCTACAATCGAATTGGCGACTATTAACGAAACACTTGGTTTTGTTGTTGGTCTCTCAACTTTTATTTATATGACGGCATCTGCAATCAAAGTGATAAAAGAACTGAGAAAAAAATGAATGAAGTTCTTCAAATCATTGTATCTCTCTGGCCTATCGGCATTGGCGTTATCACGCTCATTATCGTTCTGGCCAGAATGCACTACAACCTAGAAGCTTTGACGGAAAAAGTAAAAGTCCTATTCGACTTCCACAATAAACGAAAGAAATAATATGACTCCAGAATTACTAGCAATGTTGGGCGGTGGCGTGTCGGGTTTCGTAATGAAAATGATTGCGACTCAAGCGGATAATCAAGCTCGATTATTCGAACAAATGATTGCTCGACAGACCGCCGCGGACGACTCCGCAGACCGTGCGGCAAATAGAGGTGGCATTCATATGCGAAGATTTATTACCGCAGCTGTTATATTTGCAATCGTTCTTGCTCCGTTTATATTTGCCTTCACGGATATCGGCATCAGCGTTCAGCGTGAGACGACCGGAATCTTTGGATTCTTCAAGACTTTAAAATGGGACACTGTTCAAGGATTTGTGATTATGCCAGAAATTCGTCAGACCGCCTTGGCTATTGTAGGATTCTACTTTGGCTCGTCTCAAGTAAAGTGAGTATGTCTATTGACTCGGTCGAGTCTTTTGACGATAAAAATTTATGAGCAACCTCAACGATATCATCAATCCGTATCTCAAGAAATACCCAGATCACTCGATCAGAGCTTTGTCGGCTTTGATTTTCAAGAAGCATCCAGACCATTTCTCAAACGAAGAATACTGTCGAAGCTCGGTAAGGTACCGAAGAGGGAAAATAGGAGGGAAAAATAGGGCAAGCGCCAAAAGAAGTAAAAGTCTCATTGAAGGCTCTGGCGAAAGATCAATCGCCATGCCAAAGAGCATGGCAAAGCCGAGAAAAGCTTATCACTTGCCACAAGGTAGAACTCTAGTCCTATCGGACGTTCATATCCCCTACCACGATTTACACGCTCTTGAGGCCGCTCTCAACTACGCAGACAATCTTGAGATCGACAACATATTGCTGAACGGAGACACGATTGATTTTTATGCGATAAGCCGATGGGATAAAGATCCCGAAGTTCGAAATCTTCCAGCCGAGCTTGAGAAGACGAGAGCCTTTTTGATGCATCTTCGTGGTCGATACCCAAAAGCGAAAATCATATGGAAGAACGGCAATCACGAAGAGAGATGGGAAAAGTATTTATGGCACAAGGCTCCAGAGCTTTGTGGCGTTGCAGACTTCGAGCTTCAGAAGATTCTTCGGTTCAATGAATACGACGTTGATTTTGTTCACGGTCGCCAGAAGATAAAAGCCGGCAAATATTTAACCATCATTCATGGACACGAAATACCCGGAGCATTTGATCCAGTAAACTTTGCTCGGACTCTTTGCGTCAAAATGAAAGTATGCTCAATGGCTGGCCACAAACATAAAGTCAGCCAACATACAGAGAAGACGGCAGATGATAAATATATCACTTGCTGGTCCACGGGTTGTTTCGAAGAAATGCATCCAGATTACATGCCAATAAATAATTGGGGACACGGATTTGCGGTCATAGATTTAAAAGGTGACAAGTTCAAGGTTCACAACGAATCAATCATTGACGGAAAAGTCGTATGAATAAAAAAACGATTCTCGCATTTGCTGGACCGAAAGGCGTCGGCAAAACAAGTCTCGCAGTCACGTTAAAAAGTTTGGTCGGTCGAGGCGAGATTTTGTCTTTCGCCGATCCAATAAAGAATATGGTCGAGAAGATGGGAATCGACAGATCCATCATTGATGATCCTAAATTAAAAAACGAGAAACTCGATTGGCTCGACAAATCGCCAAGAGAAATTCTTCAGACTTTAGGGACCGACTGGGGCAGGGAAATGATTGACGAGAATATTTGGATCAAGATCGCCGAGAACTCAATCAAGCAATCAGATTCAGACCTGATAATTTTTGACGACTGTCGTTTTCAGAACGAAGTCGATATGATCAAAGACAATGGAGGTCACGTCGTTGAGTTATACAGACCTGGATTTGATGAATATACGGGAGAGCATAAGAGCGAATTGGGAATATCAAACCCAGACGACGAAATGAACGTCGACACGATTGAGTTTGCCGCGGAAGATCTCATTGCGGATTTCAATCTTTGACAGCCGCTTATTTGTATGAGCGGTATATCAAAAGACGCACATTATGACGATCTGTTCGCCGATATAAGAGCGAGACTTTCAGAGCATTTCCCGAACTTGCTCTTTGTAGTAATGGACGATGATGGCGACTTGTATTATGATTATACAAATATCCCGGTTGGCAAAATGCTAGCAAGAGAGATGCTTGAAGATATAGCCAGTGACTCGATCGATATTGATTGGGAAGAAGACGACGACGACGAAGATTGGATCGTTGGCGACGAAGACGATTCTGATTTCGCTTAAATTAAGCGACTCAAAGTTTTTTTATATATTTCGTGTTATGTGCTTGACTCGTGAGAATAAAACGAGAATGATTGCGTCATACTCAAGTCTTGGGTATCACCTAAAATACAAAATACAAAATACAAAAAACTATGAAAAACATCAAAATCCTCTCTCGCCACAACAAACTCGAAGATGCTATCGAAGAAGCTGGCGGCCTCAATCGTGACTTCAATGCTCCTGTCTTCGACAGAGAAGTTGAGACAGTTAAAAAAGAGACTCCCGTTCAAGAGTTTCTTGTGATAGAATATTGCGGTCGTAAAGAAGTCCTTTACACATTTCAATGCGACATCAGACTTCTTAATAAGTTCAACGCTGGTGGAGGTTGCATTAGCAATACGACTATCATCACTTGGATGATTGATGATGAGCTATGCAACGTCCAATCAATTCATAGCAATGATAAAAATCGAAAGCTTCTTTCTCGTATTCAAAAACGCGATAACGATTTATACGTTCTGAACATATAAAAAAATAGCCTCCTCAACCCAGTTTTCGGATCTGATCAAAACCGAATTTTTTAACTCAAGCAAAAAATAAAATATGACATTCGCTCAAGCTATCGCCAAAAGCAAGATTCGACTTCTGATCGTGTCTTTTAATGTATGTGACTCCGACAATCTTCCGCTGAGTCGCAATCAAACGAGAGAACTCTTCAAAGAATTGCTCGACGTCACAGACGAGTTCGAAGAAGGTATCTTTCAAGACAATAACATTTTTGCTCGCCTTGATGGTGGCATTCTTTACCTAGGATAATACTATGAATATAATGACTCTTATTCTCGCTTTGATCGCAGTCGAATCAAACGGCAACGATCGAGCAATCGGAGACGACGGACTTGCCTACGGCTGTCTTCAACTTCACGCAGCATACGTTCAAGACGCAGCTGAATACGCAGGCGAAGATTGGACGCACGAAGATGCTTTCGATCGAGAGATCGCCATTGATATTGTCTTGGCTTATATGGCCAGATATGCGACAGAAGCTCGTCTCGGTCGATTGCCAAATGCTCAAGACATCGCTCGTATACACAACGGAGGTCCGAACGGCTACAAGAAAGACGCCACAATCAAATATTGGGGCAAAGTTCGGGACCAATTAATTTCTCAAGGCGTGAATTCGTCTTCTCAATAATAACAAAAAGAAAGTAAAAATATGGCTACATTAACAGCTCCAGTCGGTACCTCGTCCGGCTTTGAAATCAACGAGGTTGCACCAAGTGGCGAATACGTCGCAACTTGTTTGGAAATCGCCGACGAGTTTGGCGTGACACGCCAGAAGTATCAATCCGAAGAAACAGAGCAAATCGATGTGACTCGATTCCTGTTTGGCTTCAAAGCTCAAGATGGTCGGCTCTATAAAGTTCAGACCTTCGAGATGAAGATTTCTGGCTCGCCAAAATCGACTCTCGTGAAGTTCTTAACATCTTGGCTTGGTCAAGCTCCGACAATGGGCTGGGACTTCTGCGAGATGAAAGGCAAGGGTGCTGTCGTTTCGGTCGAGCAAGTAACTTCTCAAATGGGAAAGCTTTATAATAAAGTTTCTCGTATTCAGCCGCCCAAGAGTGCTTTGGCTGACTACACGTCTCAAGTTATACCAGCCGACCAGTTCGACGCACCTCAAGCTGCTCAAGCTCCAGTTGCTCAA